ATTTAAATATAGTACAGCCACAGGAAGTTTCTTGTCCTCTAATTGGTAGAGAATATGTATTTGGTGTAAAAGATTGTTTCGAGGCAATGAGGGATTGGTTGATAAAAGAAAGCATAAACATACCTCCCAGAGATGCGTTTGAAGATAACTGGTGGCATAAGAGTACAGGTCAGAATTACTTTAGTGAGGAAAACATAAGTAAGTGGAATCATGTTAAAGTTCAGTCTCCTAAAGTAAATGACGTATTAATTTTTCAAGTTAAATCTGATGTTCCAAACCATTGTGGAGTTTACTTAGGAAATGACGTATTCTATCATCACTTTAGAGATAGACTTTCCTGCAGAGAATCTCTTTATCCGATGTGGCATAAATATCTAGTAGGAGTATATAGATATGAAGCGTAAAGTATACTTAGAAGGAGAGCTTGGAAGAAGATACGGCTCAGAAAGAGTAATAGAGGCCGATACTGTAGCAGATATCATAAAGTGTCTTAGTGCCAATTTTGAATCTTTTAAACACTACTTAAATTCTTGCGTAGATAAAGGGTTAGGTATTAAAATTAAAGTAAATGATACTATAGTAGATACGGTGGAAGAGCTATACTTATTGTACGGCAAAGGTGACGTAATAATAACTATTGTACCCGCAGGCTCTAAAAGTAAATTCTTGAAAGTGTTGGTAGGGGCAGCTATATTAGCAGTTGGATGGTGGACAGGCATACCAATGTTGCAGCAGTTTGGGCTAAGTATGATGATTGGAGGTATTGCAGAGCTCCTTGCCCCAGACCCAGAAAGCGCTAAAGACATAAAAACCGATACTGGGTATATTTACTCCGGCACTGCCCAAGTTGTACAAGAGACTGATCCTGTACCTATATGCTATGGTAGAATAAGAATACCAGGAAGACCTGTTAGCTTCGAAATAAGAAACGCTAGTACAGTAATTACTAATTAAGAGATAATAATGGCAAATACACCTAGTAGAAACTTAAAAAACCTTCAAACTGCCAATGAGGCGACCACAGGAGACTCTTCTCAACATGTATCCGTAACGGATATTCTATGTGAAGGCCCTATTCATGGTCTTGTAAATGGCACAAATTCTGTATATCTAAACGATGTATCATCTGAAGAAGCCAGGTATGCTAGATATACTCCTCCTAATAGATCGACTATTACTTTCTCTGGAGGAAGCGATACTACTGGAGTTATAGATGATAAAACCTTTCTCCCTGAGGGGCTAGAAACTTCTTCCTCTAACCCAAGAAGATTATGGTTAACTAATTATAAAACAAGTAACTTAACTATTTCAACTATATCTACGTCTACTGCAGGAGTAACTACTATTACCCATGGAGGCACTACTTTAGGCTATACCTTTGACACAGTGGCTAACACAAGTACAGAGAGAGTTGCATTTTTATCTTTTTCTTCTTTAGGGGAATCTGATTATATAAAGACTAGCTATTCAACTGCTGATAATTCTTTCACAGTATCTGATATGTATCCAGGTATTGAAGATTTAAGTGTTGGAGACAGCTTTACAGTATATATTCATGAAGCATTTAAAGTAACAGATATAAGCTCTTCCGGGGTTGTCACTGTAGAAGACACCAAATATCCTGATGCGGGTTCTTATTCATTCTATCTTGGGCCTCAGTACCAGTATTCTGCGGAGCAGGGAGATACTAGATCTCCAAGCCCTACTGCAGATGATTACTTCGATGCCCCTATTGAGAAAGTAGACAATATATATGTTCAACAAAGGACAGGTTGGGGCATACAAGAACCTCTTTTGGATGTTGGTAATGTTGGTGGCGCTCAAGTAACTTCAGGAAATACTTCTCTTATTACATTAAGAGACTTAAATATGTTACATCCTACCCCTGCAGGTACTACTTATGATGTACACTTATTCAATCCAAATGGCATGCCTGTAGATGAAAATGATAATGTAGATTTTAGTAGTTGTAATAATGCTCCTACCGTTATGAGCTCTTCCTCTTTTGGGCTTGATACAAGCTATAAGATTTCTCAATGCGATAAAGTATCTTTTATAGTTGGATACCCTCAGTTTACAGGAATAAACAATGAGAAAGGAGAGCGAATTCAAGTTTTCGCAAAATATGATGTACGCATTCGTTTAAAGAGAAATGGCGTTTGGCAATCTAGTGCGGGTTCTAATTGGAATAACTTGCAGCAAATTTGGGAACCTTATTTGCAGCATAAAGGTAAGAGAACGGGCCCTACAACCTTTGATCACGTAATAGATCTTAGTAGGTTTAGACCTTTTGAGGATTTTGATATAAGAATTATTCGTGTTACTAGACACGAAGGATTGCCTGTAGGATCAAATGGAGATGCTATAGGCAGCGACAAGAACAAATATACGCTACGTGCAACTTCTAAAATAACTGCTCTACAAAGCTATAACGAAGATCTTTTCTCTTACCCGTATACTGCTAGCGTTAATACTTCATTCTCTTCAAAGCAATACTCTAGTACTCCTTCTAGATCGTATGACATAAAAGGTAAGTTGGTTAGGGTTCCTTCGTCTTACACTACTAGAGAAGAATCAGACACAGGAATAGCAAAATATGAAGACTTTTGGGACGGCAGTTTTAAAGACACCTACGAGTATACTGATAATCCTGCGTGGATATTCTATGATATAATAACTAATAATAGATATGGGGCGGGAAAATGGATAAAAGAGTCTCAAGTTGATAAGTATGCTTTGTATAGAATAGCTAAGTACTGTGATGAGTTAGTAGACACCGGTTTTAGCTCCTCTCCAAATGATTTTGTAAAAGGAGAGTGGTATACTATAAAAACTTTAGGAAACGCCGACTGGAACAGTATAGCAGATACTGAAGGAGTAACTTATAGTGTTGGAGATAAAATAAGAGTACTAAACATACCTTCGTCTGCAGGTACTGGGGTAGCCTCTAGACTGGAGCCTCGTTTCGTAATAAATGTTTTTCTTGCAAAAGGGGCTCAGGTATATAAAGTATTAAAAGACTTAGCCAGCTCTTTTACTGCTATTTTATATTGGATGGATGGTGCTCTCACTTTAGTACAAGACACTCCAGGAGATGCGGTATACACTTTCACAAAGGGTAATGTAATAGACGGGGCTTTTGCGTATGAAACCACTAGCGAAAGAACAAAATTTAATCAGGTAATAGTGCAGTGGAATGATCCTGACTCTAATTATCAAACCCAACAAGTAATTGTAGAAGACTCTAAGAATATATCATCAATAGGCAGAGTTATACCGGAGACTGTAGTCTCTTTTGGGACTACGTCCGAGAGTCAGGCAATACGATATGGTAGGTGGAAGCTTTGGACTTCCCAAAACCAAACAGAAGCGGTCAAGTTTGCTACTGCCTTACAGGGAGTATACCTAAAGCCGGGAGATTTGATTCATGTTCAAGATGCTGACAGGCAAGGTATTAGTTATAGCGGTAGAATCTCAAATGCCGGAAATGATTATATAGATGTAGATAGGGATATATCTTTTAATTCCGGCAGCACTTATGAGGTTAGTGTACTGCATATAGAGCCTAAAGCAATTTATGTAGGCGTTGAGGAGATAGAAATCAATTCAGTAACATATAGTAGAGGAGATTTTATATCACAAGCGTATGTACCTGATAGTGACGGAGTTTATAGCTTAGAAACTATAGATACTGAAGAGAAAGCTACTAATGCATTTGCAACCGCAGACTCTACTCAACCTATACCATTAGTATGGAAAAAGCATACCTATTCCAAAACTTATCCTGCAGGGCCTTCGGCTCTACTGTCACAAAATAATAGGATTAGTCTAACTTCTGGAGCTTGGGAAAGTACGCCTAAAAGTGTTTGGGCTTTAAAAGAGATATCTAGTGAGGGATTTACCGTAAAAGGGTCTTTCAAAACATACAAGATTTTAGATATAGCTATGCAAAGCCCCTCCACGTACGGTATTACTGCAATTGAGCACTATAACGAAAAATTTAGTGCTATAGATACTCGATATGAGCTAGGAGTTATCCCTGCTACAGTATACCCTGAAGTAGAGCCGGAGTATATACCACCACCAGAAAATGTTACTATAGCAGCTACAGGGCCTTTGTCAGATCCTCACAGCAGGATTACAGTTTTCTGGACAGAACCAGACACCACATTTGTTGCTGCTTATGAGATAAAATCCAATATACCAGAGCAAAACTTAATACGCACGTCTAATAATGAAAAAGAGTATAATATAAGAGAGTCTGGGTTATATACTTTCAGAGTACGTACAGTGTCTCCAAAAGGAAATTATTCTTCTTATGTTACTGTAGAAATGCAGGCAACCCCAACAGGAGACGCATTTGAACGTGTTCATGGACTGCCTAAGGGAGCATACGCAAACTACTCAGCAGAAATAATAGGGGAGGATACAGAAGAGATCTTCCAAATAGAAAAATTCCCATTAATTATAGCTTCCGTAGCTGCTCCTGGAAACTATGTTCAAATAGAGGAAGCTTCCGGGAACGGAGCAGTTTCTTTGGCAGGCGTAGAAACGGAGGACGAGAGAGAGCTCTACATATTATTAGACCATAGTGAGGCTTCCTTACTTCTTGCAGAATGGGATACGTCTTTTACCACTGGTCCTGGATTTTGGAGAGACGTAGGGGACGGCACCGCTGCTCTTTCCACAGCATGGGTATCTGTAGGAGCTGCTAGTATTTCCGCTAATTCTAATGAGTTATCTGTAACTACTTCAGATCTCGAAATCGGAGATATAATTAATCTTAGCGATACAGATGGAGCAAATCTTACTTATGGCGCCAAGGTGCTACGAATAAAAGATGCTTCCACAGCAATACTAGATACAAGCTTTGAGGAAGCAATATCTGTTACGACAGCCTATAGAAATAGCTTAAGACTTGATACAACTAATGATGCTGTAGTAGCACTAGTAAAAGAGACCGCATAATGGCCAACTATAACTCGACAGAAATATATATAGATAATACTTTTAATTTTGCGTCTGTTACGGAAGCAGTAAACGACAATATTCCTATTAATACGACAGGGGGCGGATTAACTTTTGAAAACCAGGGGGCTGTCAAAGGCGGAACGCCTTTGGTTACTGGTTCTGGGTTTTTTCTCGGATATGATGACACTACTGGAAAGCCTACTTTTATGGTTGGGAACTTTGAAGATGACTATATACACTTGGATGCGGCTACTCAAGATATAGACATAAGAGCTTCTGGCCTGGAGCCTACAGGAGCCCTATTAGGACCTTCTACATTTATAATAGACCCTGCTACTCATACTTCTGATTTAGGAACTGTACAAATAAAAGGTTCCCTAGATATTGGAAGCACAGGTGCCTCAAGTATAAGCTCTACTGGATCCGCTACATTTTATGATTTAGTTATTAATGACGGTTCAAATAACGTAGCAAGTATAAACTCTGATGGGAGTTTTGAGGGAAAGCAAGTCTCTGTAGGAAGTAATACTGCTTCTTTGTCAGAGGCGGGCGTAATAACTGGCACTCAGCTTAGCATTCCCGGGTATGCAAGTATATCATCTTTAGGTGCTATAACTGGTACTGGCTTAACTATCTCTGGAATATCTATAGTAGATAGTGCTGGAGATATTACAGGCACTACTCTGTCTATAGGTGGCACGTCTATAGACGAAGACGGAAATTTACAGATAGGCCCAGAGGATACTGGATTTTACATAGGAGTAGACGGAACAATTGATTTAAACTACTCCGTATCCGATTTAGAAGATGTTACCATTGGTACTCTAGCCAATAATCATGTTTTAAAATATAATAACGCACTAGGAAAGTGGGGGCACTCTTTAATATCTTTTTCCGAGATATCAAACAGACCTACCACAATAGAGGGGTATGGTATAACAGATGCTTTTAGTGGTAGTTATAACGATCTTACTGATAAACCTAGTTTTGCAACTGTAGCTACCTCAGGTAGTTATACTGACCTTACCAATAAGCCTACAATACCTACAGTACCTACAAATGTTAGTGCCTTTACAAACGATGCAGGATATATAACTTCTGTATCCGTCGCTCCCGCAATCATAAACAATAGCGGCACACCACAGCTGGCCTCTGGTATTACTGGGGAAGAAATAGCTGATTTAATAGGTTCTTTTACAGGCAGTTGGAATGACCTTACGGATAAGCCTACTAGTTTTGTGCCCACCTCACACTATCAAGACTGGTTGACAATACAAGGCACCCCTACCACAATAGAGGGGTATGGTATAACAGATGCATTTAGCGGCTCTTTTTCAGACTTATCCAACAAACCTACCACAATATCTGGATACGGTATAACAGATGCATTTACCGGCAGTTGGGCTGACCTTACGGGCAAGCCCCAATACCTAACGGACGCCGGTCTGGTAGTAAATTTAAATGACTTAAATGACGTTTCAGCTTCTTCTGCGGTAGAAGGAGATGTTCTTGTAACAGCTTCAGACGGTACTTTCTACTTCGCAGCAAGACCTCTAGCATACGGAGTAGACGTTCAGAACTATACTGCTACGGCTAATCAAACTACTTTTAATGTAGACTATGGGGCTACGGATAAAGTTACGGTCTTTGTAAATGGTATCTGCGTAGATTCTAGTAACTATACGGCTACCTCTCTAACTAAT